GGCTACATCCCCCTTTCTACCCTCCTTACAGGTGTAGTCACAGCTTCAGTTGGAACGAATGTTTTAAATTTTAACATTCCAAGAACTTTCAATATCCAAACTGAAAGCGGCGGTACACTTAATAATGTATTAATAAGTGGTTATGAATTTTACGATAGACCAATGACTGCTGGTGCAAACAGTATCGGGGCAAACAACTTTTCAGCTGTCCGCCCTTTTAAATCTCTGACTTCTATATATGTAAGTTGTTCAGCATACCCTCAAACCATTACGATTGGGACTCTTCCATACATTGATGTTCCATATACAGTTGAAACTGCGGCTACTTTGGGAAGCACACAACTTCAAATTTTATCGGTTACAGGAGCTACAGGGTTTAAATATTATGCGCCCGCTGCCGCATCATTACCGTATTCTGTAACGTATAATTTGGCTATTACTTATCCTACGGCTGATCCACAAACTCTTAACGGAAACGTGCTTCGACCAGTGATTAATATTGCAGGATTCAGCGATGTACCAACCGGGGAATCCGTTTCGATTTGGTATGCGACCGACAACTACCAATACGCATTGGCGCAGGCTGGAAATACTCCACAATTAACGTGGGAAAACCCTTATCCAAACGATATTGATAAAGTAATTGGGCCAGCCGAACCGTACAAAATTGGTTGGACGGATTGGAAAGGATAAACAATGCAAACATCTTCACAAATTTTAGATAAATTAGCCAATTCCTATGCTTATGGTGGAACTAACATTCCAGACGGATTAAGACAAGGCGACGCAGTTTCGGACACTGTCAGTCCGGGTATTCCAACAGGTATGGTTCATCCCAGCTATATTTTTGTACCAGCAGTTGAAACACTAAGTACGTTTAGTTTAAGTGGATCTATAGGTAGCGGAACCGTATGCCAATTCCTTTTGGCTACCGCTGGAAATCAGTTGCCGGCGACAAAAATTACGCAGATTGAAAATTCAGAAACTGTGTTACAACTCAATTCACCGTTGAGCTTAGCTTGGGATTCAACGCCCAATATTTCAGGAACATTTTATGTTTCTGGGTACGATCGTTATTTACGAAAAATGTCTTTCGCACGAACTTTTGCTTCAGTAGGATCGGGGAACTTTTATCATGGGATTTATTATGTAACGAATGTTAGTTTTGTTCCAAGTGCTACACTTTCTTCTGGCGTTCTAATCAACCTTAGCACGTCGACATTAATGGAATTACCCTATACAGATTATGGTTTTGCTGGGAACCTAATTAGCGTGGTAGGCAGCATTCAAGGGCAGCCCGCTCAACCGTATTATTTAGCGGCCGATGGTGCTGATTCTACATTTTATTATAAAAATGGTTTTATCTATTACCCTGCTTCATGGAAAAACAATGTAACTCAATTTACGGGAAAGCCACGTCCTTTAATTAATTTAGCGCTACCTGGATCCGATACATTGATTCAAAACTTTGTGGTTAACCAGTTAGTAAATGGTTTTGAAAATACCAAAGGGCAGCTTGCAGAATATGCTGGTACCCCCAATCTTTCTAATTCATGGGATCCTTCAACTGGATTGTACCCTTCGGACTCGCAACCACAATTTCAGCCCACCGAAGAAAGTATTTTTGGACGGGCGAACAATATTACCGGATGGAAAGGATGGGTTGGATAAATGGATTTTTCAATTATTGACGGCTTTTTAGCCTCAAATACGGTCGATGGAACAAACATCTACGGCGGTAACGTTCGGTCGATGGATGCAACGTTGCCAGGAGGTATGGGCAATACCCCTGGTGTCGGGGTGGGACAAGCTATGTCCACGCGTATTTTTATGACTTTTTCTGATTTTACAGCTGTTTCAGCGTCCACATATACAAATAATCAAATTGTGGTTCCCGCGAATTCATCGGTATTTTTTCCCGTTGGATCGTACGTTACCCCTGCTGATGCAAACGGTGTAAACTTCGGAAATGCATTTACCGATATCAATGGTAATACGTACATGCGGTTTCGGAGTGCGTGTAAATTATTTATAAACTTGAACGGAGCCTCAACTTTTACAGGGGTTACAGTACAAATTTCTTATAAAGATTACTATGGCAATCCTGGAGTAATGGATATTTCAACGATTACGCCAGTAGCGGGTAAAACTTATTTTATTTTACCACGCCCAGTATATGAGTTGTATTCGTTTAAATTTATTAATACTTCAGGAACTTCTAATACCTATAATATAGGTGTTTATCCAGAGTTTGAATTAGCCTACTACGATCTGAATAAACAATGTAATTTATTATCGTTAAGTTATTCCTTCCCATATTCAAGTACTGTTGTTGATCAAAACCCTAATACTATTAAAATTTTTAGTGGATATTCAGCAACCGCTCCTGCCAATTGGGTTGACACCGCTTTTACTTATACGCCGGGAGCAGAGTTAAAAACACCAATTACCGCTTCGAGTGGTCAAGTTCGACCAACCATTAATTTTTCTGCGTATGTGAGTGGCTTAGCAAATACTTATCCGTCTTTAACGACTGATAATCTTTTGGAAGGTTCATCGGCTTCTGTGATTCAAAATGTATTTGGTTATGGGCGCTCGTTGCCTAACTATTTTACAGATATTATAGATTTAACACTGCCAACAGATCCCGAACCAGCTACATACGTAAATTATTTTGAAACGGTAATTGGACAGCCTTTATATGATGTTGGTTGGACAGACAGGATACGATAAATGTTAAATTATTTAATATATCAAGAATTTAAGTTACCACAACCCAACCCAACATATTTGGTTAATGCGTTGTCTCTAACCCCAAATCCTAATCAAACCACGATTTACCCTAGGGGTTTGCCGGTGGACGGGAATATCAACAATTGCCGAACCTTAACGTTTACTCTGGGGGCTGCGACAGCTGCGGATACTGTAATCACGATTATTGGGAGTATTTTTAACGGCTCTCAATTCACTGAAACAGTGACTATTGCGGCTGGTGATACAACGGAAAATTCGGTTAATAGACCCTACGAGATATATAGCATTATACCAAATGTATCGGTTCCAACTGTACTTTCAGTTGGGTTTGGGGACGGATATTCTGCTTTGTGCCAAATGAACGGCTCTAAAACCGATCATTTCGTTACATTTGGTTCGGGAAATCCTGGTGTCACGGTTTACGGTTCGATGACACCGTTTATCAATGAAAAAACCACGGTAGCGATGTTAAAGGAGTTTCCATTGTCGACTACATTAACAAATATTTCAACGTCGATGACAGCTCCAGAGTATAATTTGTTGCCATTGGGCTTTTGTAGAGCATATATAGCAGCGAATGCAAACGTGGACGTGGAATATCGTATTGGATTCCAGAATTTACGCGGTTAACTAGAAAGGAAATAATTATGGATTTAAAGAAAACTTTTGGCTACGGCGGTAGCAAACCTTCCGATTTTGACAAAAGATTATACAATAAAATCAACAAGGCTTTTGGAGATATGGATGATTCAGACCAAGTCGTGGACTATTATAAAAAAGGTGGGGACGTAAAATGCCAACCCCACGCTGACGGAGATGAGATTAAAATTAAACACCCGGGTGCATTGCACCGTGAAATGGGAATACCAGAAGATAAAAAAATTCCTATGTCTAAATTGGAAGCTGAAAAATCTAAAGCTAAACGTGAAGGGGATAAAAAGCTCATGAAACGTGTGGTTTTCGCTGAAAACTTTAGGGGTAAATAGCCCGTATGGCATTGCTTAATCCCACTTATGCTTTTAACTCGATTACAGCTAGAAAACTGCTGGACGAGGCATTTTTGCTTTGTGGGATACCCCCTGAAAAGATTGGAAATGTACTGATAAATTCAGGTATTTTTTCAATTAATATGGTGATAACTGACTGGATAAACGACGGCGTCATTCAATTTAACGAAACTCAAACTTTAGTTAAACTTCAGAATGGGTTAACACGATATACACTTCCACGACAATTCTACGATGTTTACGATTTCAACTTAGCAACTATGGGTCGCCGTTCAGTTGGTATTCCCTTTACCTCGGCGGGCGGAAACGCAGTAGCGGTGTTCGATGGAAACTTGAATACAGCCTGTACCCAAACTTCACCCAACGGTTCAATCGGAATAGATTTTGACCCACAGCCGGAAGCTAAACCGATCCGTGTTGATTTTTTTGGTATTTTGTCGAATGCGGATACTTTTTATCAAATTGTGGTGGAAGGGTCGAACGACAATACAAACTGGATTACTTTACATGCTTTTGACCGTCCATATTTTTTCAAAGGTGATCCATTTGAGTCCCAAACACAGTGGTTTCAGCTCGATCAGCCACAAATCGTAAGGTATTTAAGGATTCGGGAAACTGGGGGCAATACATTAAATATTCGAGAACTATATTTCGAACAATACATTCAAACGATTTACCGTAAAAATGTTGGTCGATCAACGTATATGCAGCTAACTTCTCGATCTCAAGAATCGTCACCATCGTTGTATTCTTTGGAAAAACAGAGTGAAAATGTGGTGGTGAACATTTACCAATCGCCAGCAAATTTACCGGTCGATCAAGAATGGACTGAAAACGCTGAATATCAAAATTTTGCTTTGTTGCGCGCGGTTGAATATCCCTTGGATGTAAATTTTTTACTCGATAAAATATTGGTTAATAGACTCTTTTACCCCGCATTGGTATGGGGGGTTGCTAAAGATTTAGCGCCCAAAGTGAACCGGGCTGATCTTGTACCAGTCTTTTTGGGATTAGCCACATCCAGTTACGAAAAAGCTAAAACAAATAACAATGATTTGGGCGGATTGAACGTCACTCGACAAACTTACTCAGCTTAAGTTATAATAATTTATAATAATAAGAAAGAACGATCATGGCTTTTAATATATTTGGGCCCACCCCTATTTCTGTGACAATGGACGACTTTTCCCCCAGTGGTAAATGCGATTTAACCGGATTAATATTTCTACATAAAGATCTCGTACCAGTTATGGAATGGGCCGGTGACACCTTATATGATACAGGGCTTTTAGCGGAAAAATCCCTTTGTGATGAGCCTCAACCATATTTTAAAACTCCTCGTATTTTTATGGATCCCGAACCTGTCTTAAACGCTCGTCCTTTCCCTACTGGAACCTTAAAATAATGGCATATTTCAACACATATGATCTCGTTTGCACCCAAACAAGTGGTAATAACAATTCACCGCAAACACAAAACATTTTGGTCAGTGCGTTGCCAGGTTATAATGCTTCATCTACTTTAATTGTAAGGAGATTAAGTGCTTCAAAATTGACAGGTACAACGGGACAAACCACGACCTGTACGATTGCTTTCAATTCTACTCCTTGTTTTTGTGTGACAGGCACCGATTTTGGCAACACCAATTTTGAAAAAAATTTTATCGCTTATCGGAATCCTTTTTCCAATAATTCTGGTACCCAAATTGAAGTGGTCACGACTCAACCGCAAACTGAAACGGTTGTTGTTTCTATGGATTATCAATTTATACCATCCACAAATGCAATATTTAACAACCAAACGTCTTTATTTTTAGCGGTAAATACGTCCGCAAATGTTCCGACGACACTATATACGAATACGACTTCACAAACGCAATATATAAAGAATATAAATGTATACTATCCAAACTTTACTACATCAGATACGTTGATTCTTGCAAGAACACACGGTACAACGCAATCAGTTATTAGTGGGGAGACTATATTTTATACAAGTTCAATCTATGAAACATTTGAAGGGTGTATTCTTGCTCCAGGAGATATTTTAACGTCAACAGTTTTAGGCACAGGATCAAGCGTTGGAAACTACAATATAAATTTAGTCGACATTGAGACGCAACCATGATTCCTCTATATACATATGAAGGTTTGATTGATTATATGATTTCAGTATCAGCGCGCCCTAACGATACTGAATTGATTTCGCAAATGCCAAATTTTGTTTTATTAGCACAATTAAAACTGGGAAGAAGGTTAAATATATTTGGCACGCAAAAAATATTAACAGGGATTTTACCTAATAATCAAAACACGATCCAACTACCAAATTTATATCTTAGAAGTATTTCTTTAACGTTATTTGATCCTAGATACGATAATCAAGCAAATATATTGACTTATCGATTACCTGAATATGTTATGCGGATTCAGAACGGATCAACCTTACGGGATATGCCATTGGATTATACAGAAATCGATGTAAATACCTTATTTCTTGCGCCCTTCCCACCTGATCTTACCCCTTATCCTGGGTTTAGTTTTCAGTTAATTTTCCATGAAATTTATCAAGCGTTAACACCTACCAATCAGACAAATTATCTGACAGAACGCATGATGGATTTGTTAGTGGATGCTTCGTTAAAAGAAATGTATATATTTTTGAAAGATTCCTATTACATCGAGATGTATTCAAATAACGTTGAAAAAGGTATTGCAGAAGCGATGGCGCAAGACGATTTGAACCGATCTGATCGCGGATCGAACCCTGATATTAACTAAATACCAAAGACGTATTGACAATAAAAAACATATTGATTATCATAAAATCAATAAAGCTTTGCTTTAAGCATTTTGCTTTATTAGGACGAAGTAACGTGTGATTAACCACACAGCACGTTACCTCGTCCTTTTCTTTTATTTCTTCTTAATAAAATCTAAATATTTATATTGGTCAATAGCCCCCATTCTTTTAGTATGTAAACACCATCATTGCTGGTATAGGCTATAGCAAATTTAATATCTAGGTTTTCCATGTTTTCTTTAAAGGTTTTTTGGGCTTCCGACAACACACCTTTTTTCGCTTTAAATTCAATAAATCCAACGCTTTTGTTCCACAAAAAACAATAATCGGGAACTCCCGCTAGCTTTCCCATTCTCTTTAATTTTGCTCCAAAAATCGGGTTGTTATTGGCTGAAATTTCATTTGGTATGTGAAAAAAGACAAATTTATTTGAGGTTAAGTTTTGAAACGTTTGAACGATTTTTACAAATTCTATGCATGTATCATCTTCAGAGTGTTGTCTTTTTTTTTTAGTTGGTATCATTTTTTGTAATTTTTTTTTATACTATATTTATATAATAACAATAATTTTTACCAATGTCATTTTTACCGTATAGCCAAATAAACAACGGCATTTCCCCAGCATATAGCTATTTCAATATCATTGATTTTCAGACAGTGGGGGAACAAAATTCGTTAGTTTTCCCCGGCACTTTTTTACCCAGTACCTATTATTTTTCTGCGTACATGAGGATCACGAACCCAGCCGGAATAACGGGTTGCAAAGTTGTTTTACCTGAAGAAAGCTATGGTGCCCCTGGGAACGCTGCTATTTTTTATAATGTTGGGGCGGAAAGCGTAACTATTGTT